AACAATCGGCAGTACATCAGTGCTGGCCGGATCCGCATAAGCGGGTAGCGCCGTAATTTTGACCTCAGCCATGACGAATCCTGCAGTAGTTCGATTTTAGTGCGGCCCTATGTCTTAATACAGGCCAGCATCGATACGTTGCGGGGTCGAGCTTCCGTTCCACCATCACTGGAAATGGTGTGGCTGTGTGAGCCGTCGAAGTCAATCTGACGACCGTTGGTGTTATCTCCGGTCTCTGGTGATCCAACATTCCCGCCGTCACTAAACACCCCACCATCTGAGATGTTGTAAAACGGTCGGTGGGTGCCGGGCGTAAACGAACCCGTCAACGAAGCTGTGTTCGTGCTTCCACCGTGATCATGAGCCAAGTTTTGACTGGATTGGCTGCTGCCCAGTGTGCGGCCTGAATCAACTCCGCGACCATCATCAAGACCGCGAATAAACTCACCCCGCAGATCTGGCACGTTAAATGTGGTCGATCCATCGCCTGCCCCGTGTTGCGTTCCAATTGCCGCGAACAAATCGGCATAGGTGGTACGACTGACAGCAGCACCGTTTGCTTTTAAGTACCCGGTCGGTGCAGTGCTTCGGGCAGTCCAAATGACCGTTCCAGCAGGCACGCCAGCAGTAGACGGAATTGCAGCAATCTCGTCGTCAACATATTTTTTGGTCGCCGCCATGTTGTTGGTGGTCGGCGCACCATTCAGCGTCAAGTTGCCGGTCAGCGTCCCACCAGTCAGCGCAAGGTAAGTTGATGCAGCCGTAGTGATTTGCAGGTACTTGGCAGCCGCCGCTGCATCCGTAATGCCGAGTGGATCGACACGCACAAAGCTCGTGCCGTCGTACATCTTCAGCTCATCAGGTGTCTGGCTGGTGTCTTGCCAAAGCTGACCCAACACTGGGCTTGATGGAGCGGTAGTGCCTGGACTGGTAGCAACTGCGGACCCAGGCACGTAACTAACGGTGGTAAAACTTGCGCCGTTGTAGACCTTCAGAATTGGCGGGTTGGTGCTGGTATCAACCCAAAGCTGACCGTTATATGGCGATGACGGAGCAGACGTTCCAACACTCAAGCCAAGCTGAGTCAGAACCTTGCCAAGGTTACTTGCAGTAATTTTTCGTGTTTCACTTCCGCTGATACTGGTAAACGGAAGGATGTCAGCACTTGCAACCGTTGTGGCGGCTGGAAGCTGGGAAATACGTGCGTCAGCCATTAGTAACCAGTAACGATGAGGTCAACGGTGCCGGAAACAGCAGTGCCGCTTGAGTTCAGACACTCCACTGTAATCGCGCTGGTCGTCTTAGAAACGATCCTTGCAGTCACAGCCGTGCTGCCTTGCAGTGCTGTAACTGACACGCTTTCGACGGCACGGAATGTCTTGGTCAAGCTTACCGCCGTTCCACTAGCAGAAATAGAGGCATCATTGATCTTCTCCACTACGTCTGGATAATCCAACTGCGCCGACAAAGCACTGATGTTTCCTGCAGTCACTCCACCATCAGGACTCTTGAAACGGGTTTCAACGCGATACACGTCACCAAGCAGTTTTTCGTATGGAGCGTAAGGGTGAACCACGCCACCTTCGGCTAGTTCGGTATCGGTGTAGTAACGCTGTTCTGCAAAAATCTTGTCGTCGTTCTCCTGCAACAAGTTGAAGTCGTCTTCTTGAGTAATCTCAGTCGCCTCACCTGTTAGAGCAACAAGCGCATGAGCATACGTGGCTGTTGCTGTAGTGCTAAACAACAACGCACTTTGAAGGTTGTTGTTGTCAAAGTTCCAAGTGAAATAGCTATCAATGGTGGGATCAGTTTGAACAAGGTTGCCGCCCACGACTGAACAGTTGTCATACGTTCCAGGCCAGTTGCCTGCTCCCTGTGTCTTGGCATTGATTGTTTGAACTGCGTTGCTGATCGGCTTAGCTCCGATGTTCACCAACACACGCGCTGGTACGTCAGAACGCCACTGAGTCGCATCGACCGCTTTGACCATAACCACATACGAATCAGTATCAAACAAGCTGGTCTCAAACCACTGTTGCTGAGCAGGCAAACCACCAGACGCAAGCTCAATGCCAGCACCCCAAGTTGCTTGAACATCTAGTCGCGCCTTCAAAGCATCTGGGCCAGAAACGTTATACGTACCAGTTGCCGTACCAGTCAGATCAATCGCTGCTCCGCCACTGGTCGCGCTGACTTTGAAGCTGGTGCTGCTAAACCCATCGCTTGCAACGTAATAAGTCGTTCCAGATGTGATGCCGGTCGGCAGTGTTCCGCTTGAAGCCGCAAACTTGATCTCATCACCAACGTTGAGCAGATGCTGGTTGCCGATGGTGCCAGTAACGGTTGTTGTATTGACTGAAATCAGATCGGTCGAAACATCAAAGACGATGTTGTTGAGCGCCAACGTCCCACGCTTATACCGAACCTGGTAGCCAACGATGTCGGCAACGATGTTTTGATCCCAGCTTCCATACTCTGATTGCGGGAGCTGCCAACTAAAACGCTTGCCGCTGCTGTCTTGGTTTTCAACAACGCTGAAGTTGTTTGGAGAAGGTGGCGTAATCTCACCACGCTCCACCACGTCGTAGATGTAGTCAGTCGGAGTTTCGCCAAAAATTGCGCTTGTGAAGTTGACGCGAACGTCATAGGTATCAGGCGCATGGAACGCCACGGTGTAATAACCAGTTAGGGGAATATCAGCCAGGAAATACCACCCATCATCACCAGGCGGCTTGACTCCAGGAACCTCACCAGAAGAAAGCGTCCGTGGCTTACACCAACAGCGATAACCGTTGACCCGCTCTGGAATTGGCGTGGTGCCTGGATTGACAATGATTAGCTGCGTTCCATCAGGCTGGTTTGCGTGAGTGACAGTCGCTCCAAACGCAGAATCACTTAGATCTGGAATCGCTGGGAAAGCGTCAACGTCATACTCGACCCAATCGGACTGATTACCAAGACGGTTAATGGTGGCGACCCGAACTTGGTAAGAGTTGCCGAAAACATGCTGAGCAAGAGGGATTTCAATATGAGTAGTTTTGATCTCAGCAAGATCGGACCATTCCGTGTCGCCTACCTTTCTCCATTGATAGCGATACCCTCGGGTCAGCAGGTCAACAGCGTTATCTCGCTGCGGCGCCTTCCAAAAACCAACAATTGATGTTTGGCCGTTGGAATAAGTCAGCTCAGCCTCAAGGTCTGTAACAGACAAGGCTGGCTGCAAAAGGAAACGATCTTTGGGGATTGCGATCGGAAGATCGTTGTCTACATACCCAAACTTGCTGTTGTTGTACTGAACTGCCTCAACCTGATAAATCAGAGGCTCGACCTCAGCGACAGCAATGACCTTGTACAGAGCTGCCTGTTTTGCTTCCCACTCCAGAACCCAGATCGTTCCAACCTGAGTGTTGACCACACTGTCAAGCTCGATGCGTGTCGTGCTTGCATCTGAGTTGACGATTGTTGCAACAATGTAAGCAGAGTCTTGAGACTGGAGATCCTCGTCTGATTGAGTTGAGATTTTTTTAGTAATAATCTCAGAACCTGCGTTTTCTGAATTGACGAGGTTTAGAACTTGCAGCTTGGGACGAGTTGTTGTCGTTCCATCAGGGTTAGTAGTTGTTTCGCCGTCTGGAACGACAAGGGTCAACGTGTAGTCAATTTCCGAATCAAGCGATAAAACGGCATCCAGAACAACTGTGTTGCCGTTGACTTCCGTGACTCGACCGCCAAGCCGTTGGCCTTGCCGAAGTGGATCGGCAATCTGAATTACTTCGCCAACTCCAGCAGCAAGCCCTTCAGCTCCAATACGGAAGCTCACTCGCTGAGTTTCGTACCTGTTGCTAAACAGCGTATGCTTCGCTGCACGAAGAGCCTGACCGCGAGAGGTAACACCAACTAACCGAAGATCGACGGGGTTATAACCAAAACGTTCCAGCAGCTCATCATCTTGCTGATACTCAGTGACGCTTGAATAGGCTTGGTTTGGGTCGTCCCAGTTGGCAAGGACAACTGTTTTACGTGCAGCCCGAGCAGTACCGTTATACGTAAAGCAGGGAGATGTAACGTCTCCATTCTCAGAAACATCCTGAATAACGTTGGCTTCACTGAATTGCTGAACAGGAAGCTGCTCACGGTCTTGCGTCAAATACAGCTGACCTTCGCTGTAATAGATCAAGCCACGGAAGCAAGATGCCAGCGCATTCAATACTTCATAAACGCCACCGGCATTTTGCAGATAAACGTTGCAGGTAAAACGAGGCTCGCTGCCACCTGCTCCGCTAGGCACAAGCTCATCGCAATACTGGCTGACGGTATAGAGATACCAGGGATCAACTGAAATCGAATTGACATACCGCGCCACGCCAAACCGATCGTTGACAACGATGTCGCGGAAAATCCATGCGGGATTATCGGTCCAGGCCATCTGGAACGTGCCATCCCAAATGCCGGTGTAAGTTCTCGTTTCTGCGTTGTAGTTTGACGGCACCTGTACACGCTTACCGCGCATACGCACTGAGACATCAGGAATGTTGTTGAACTGACGGGCGTCAACCTTCAGCGCAACTAAAGCCGTATTTGGGTAAGCAAACTTCTCGTCAATGATCTCAACCAACGCTTGCCAATTGATTGAGTTCTGCACATAGATAGAACTGCTGTCTGCCGTTACGCGGGAGACACGGATAGTCCAAGGCCCCGTTCCAGGTAAGTCAAATTCATACGCTCTTTGAAATTCACTGTCTGATTTGCCTGTGACTGTTGCAAAAGCTGCTTCACTGTATGGACCGCCGTTTGAACTAACCTCGATGCGGTACTGAACAGTGGTTCCGCTTATATCGCCATTATTCGGGTTTTGAGATTGAAGAGATGGGTGGGAAATGATGACGCGACACCGTTCCACGTCGGTATCCGTAATCGATCGGGTGATTGCACCTGTTGCTTGAGTGATGGCGACGTTTACGCCAACAGTGTTTTCGGTTGTACTAAAACCTTCAATCGGAGTTTGTGTCTCGTCTTCACCTAAGCGCGAGTCAAGTTCATAGCCTGAAAAGTTTGTCGTCCCATCGGGGTTTTTAACTGGAACGCTATCGAGATAAACGTCTTTTTCGATTTCGTTAGGGAAACCCTCAATAACCCCCTCGCTAAGTGCGTAAACAGTTTTTGCAAACGCAACTGAAAATAAATTGTCCTCGGCAACGACTGGCTGGCGAGTTGGAGCGACAACGGTGACGTTTTGCTTGACTTTTTGCTTGCCGCCACCACCGCCACCGCCAGCACCACTAACCTCAGGGCTCTTATTCTTGTTGAGGTCGTCCATCACAGTTGATTCTGGAGTTCAAGGCCAAAGGAAAGAATCGGCAGATTGCCGAGGATGCGCTCGCCGTAAAGGACGGGGACGACTTCCCCCTGCATCGTATTGGCGTTCGACTTGTCAAACGTAAACGCATTTTTCTGTTGCTCAACATCACGGCCAGATGAAGACGCACCGCCGAAACCTTTTACATTCGGCATCTTTGGCGTTGGCGTCAACAGTTCAGCAACACCGCCGAAAATCATCGACGCACCAATAGCACCGACGCCAGTCGCAAAGGTCGCTCCAATAACGCCTAATCCAATCGGACCCAAAACAACTGCAGCAGCCACCAAAGCCACGCCAGCAATAATCTTTCCAACACCACCACGTCCGGCAGGCTGAGGCGCGAGCACCATTCGCTTGCTCATGGGCCAGAGCAGTTGATCCTCATCTAGGCCGTCAGGATGTTCAGTTACAACACGCCAGTTGATGCCTTTTTCTCCTGACTCAAGCAGGTACTGTCGCATCTCAGGAATCTGCATACACAACGCACGCATTGCCTCGGCAGGCGTTTTTACAGCAAGCCGAAACTGACGACCGAAACGACGGCCCAATTCGCCTAACAACTTGATCGTGACCATCAGCCTCCGCGCCGCACAACCATGTAAGTATTATCGCGGAAATAACCGCTGTAGGACATCACCTGAGAGTCCCGTTCAACCAAGTGTTGATAGATCAGGTTTTTAGCGGGATCCTCAATTACAGCAACGTGGTTGCAGGTGTGTTGGTTGCGGATGCGGAACATCAATACATCACCGCGCTGCAGCTCGCTGGTCTTAGGGATCTGGACAAAGCCTTCGGCTGCAAAGTTATCCTCAAAATGTGTGAAGCCACGCTGGTTCCATTCGCCCTCGTAAAGCCGCTCATAATCTCGCATTTCGACGCCCATTTGCTGGGAGTACCAGTCCCGCACTGCTGAATAGCAGTCGTAACCGCCGTAAATCCAAGGCCGCCCAACCAATCCTGTTGATTGCCTTGGGTCGTAATAAAACAGCTCTGATCCGGCGCAATTCCAGATCACGTAAGGAAGGTTCAGAGTCTTAGATGCGTTGACATCAGCAAAGCTCACCGCTCCAAAATCACGGTGGCTATGCCAAGACGCAGTTGCGTCGTCAAGGTATTGAGCTGTCTCAGATGCGCTGATGACAAACGTGTCCGGCTCGGTTGAGGTGTTGGTGCATTCGACGACCGTTCCATCCGCAAGGATGAATCCGCAAGCCTCTGCTGGATATGCAGCTTCTGCGTAACTGCGGATTGCTGCTTGCTGCTGGCTCGTGACTGGAACGGAGAATGTGGACAGCATGATCAACCCAAGGAATCAACGAGGCCAGGAAATCCACCAAAAGGAATCCGCGCTCCATCCCCGAAGCGTAGTTGGCAGCTACTCAAACGTTTTCCGCAGACATCGTTATCGACACTGGCAACTGATTGATCATTCGCGTCGAAATAGTTGGTGCCGCTGTAGTGGCAGCCCACGTCACTCTTGTAGACCCACTGGCACTGCTCACGCAGTAGACGACGCCCAGGCAATGAACGACCTTCTAGGTCAAATGGAATCGCAAGCTGGAACGAAACTGAAAGCTTGGTTTCATTGCTTTTCTGCTCGACGATCCACTCGTCTGGACCCCAATAAGCATCAGGATCTGCACCTAGGGCACCGTCTATATACGTGCTCAGTGTGCGTATGCGTTTGACAGTTGCTCCAACCATATCCTCATAGGTGTTGGTCAAAGCCGTAATCGTCAAGCCGACGTTGGCAAAGGTCAGAGTAGGGCGTGCAAGCTGACCTTTAGTATTCAGCTCAAAGCCACTGGCCTCAAGGGGCAAAGCGGTGTAAGTATTGCCTTGGTAAACAATGTCAATGCCGTTGACCTGTGACCAGTTGCAAAAACGATAAATCGCTTGGTCGGTCGATCCAGCAGGCAAAAGAGTTGTGATGTCGAGGGTGAACAGGTCAATGACCTGCGGCATCTGCGTTTTAAGCGTCTGCGCATTTGGCGGCGTCTGAGTCATACGTAAACCCTCGTCAAACCAAAATTAAGACGACAATACCCAGCAGTTACCAAGTCAAATGTCCAACCATCGTCAAGCAAAAATGTACGGGCCGCAAGAGTTAGAGTAACTTCAACAACCGTTCCGTTGGCAATTGTCACCGAAGTAATCAACCCAGTCGAAAGGTTGATTGTGTAATCTGTCGGGCGCGTATATCCGTCAAGAGAAATCGTGCTGATGTTTGTGTAGCCAAGGTCAAGCTCACCAGCCGCAATTGGCCTTGAAAAGGTTTTTGTGTTTAAAGGGGGCGTCCACGTAATTGCCTGCCCATGCAAAGACAACAGGTAGCTTTCAATTGACTGCGCCTCTTCGTAAGTCAACAACGCCGAACGACAGCGCCACTGCTCAAGGTTTGAGTTCAAACCATCAGTTTGAATTTGAGAATACCCGTCGCCAAATTGAGCACGCTGCACACGCACAGAACGCCTGCTCTGAGTGGCCCAATCAAGCTTGATGTCATTGAAGGCTAAATAGGTCATCCGAGCATTCCTCCGCTGCGGCGCTCATTCGCCAAAGTAGACAAAACAAGGCCTTGCACCTGACCAGCAATCTGTTTTTGAGCTGCAGGGTTCAATTGATCGCCAGTGTTTTCAACAGTGATGTTGATCGCCCCAACTGTAACCCCACCTCCTGACGCTTCAACACCAAGGCGACCGCTTGCATCGCGACGCAAAGGCATAATTGCTTCAGGGCCAGCCTCACCCATCAACCCCATGCCATTTGCCATTGGAAATAGGGTTGGCTTGTCAACAAGGCCACCGCGAGCAAAGGGAACAATTTTGTTCTGCTCAACCACGTTGCCGTAGGCGCTTGGGAAAAAGCCGCCAAGCAATGATTTGGTGCCAA